AAAAGCATGGACAACAGCACAAAGGAATGTTCACAACCGACCGAGCCAAGAGCAGAGCAAAAACATTTACGGGTGTTGCAAATGCAATGTCCGAACAATGGGGATAGGAGGGCAGAGAATGAAAGACGAAGATTATGCAAAAATGATCCACGGCATGATGGAAGCGCGGGAAAAAGAAAGGATGCTGGGGATAAGAGTTCTGATAATCGCGCACAACGCCTACAAGTTTCAGGGCTGTGCGCAGATTTACCGCAATTACTTGCCACAACACATCGCAATCCATGTTCGGAAGCAGTACCTTGCTGAACTGAACAGAAAAAGAAAGAGTGGACGAAATGCGCAGAGCGATAGCCATTGATTTTGACGGGTGCATTTGCCAGAGCAAATACCCGGAGATTGGGGAACCAAACTGGCACGTTATCGAGGAAGCCAAGAAAGAACAAGCGGCGGGTGCTGGTCTGATCCTGTGGACTTGCAGGGCGGGCAAGGAACTGGACGCGGCTATTGCAGCCTGCAAAGAGTGGGGTCTGAACTTTGATACCGTGAATCAGAGCTTGCCGGAGTGGATCGAAGCGTGGGGTAGCGATTCCCGCAAAGTTGGAGCAGATGAATACTGGGACGACAAAGCAGTGATCGCGGACACGACCTGCATCCTGCGGAGTGCCACCTGCTACCAGAGGAAAAACAAATGAATTTGCCAGATAAAAAATACGCCGTGATCTATGCTGATCCTCCGTGGTCATATCGCCAGTGTGGAACCGGCCCAAAGAGCCGGGGCAATGCCGCGCAGCATTATAACACCATGACGACGGATGATATATGCGCCCTGCCGGTTAAAAACCTTGCGGGGGGGGTCGGTGTGCTTCATGTGGGCGACATTCCCACAGATAGCCGATGCCCTGCGCGTCATGGAAGCATGGGGTTTCGAGTATAAGACCTGTGCCTTTGTGTGGATCAAGAAGAACCGGAAGAGCAACACAAACTTTTGGGGCATGGGAGCGTATACACGAGCGAACGCCGAGATTTGTCTGCTGGGAGTAACGCCCGGATTCAAACCAGCGGCGCAGATCAAGAACCATGCAGTACATCAAGTTATAGAGTCCCCGGTAGAGGAACATAGCAAAAAGCCGGAAGAAACAAGGCGGCGGATTGTGAAGCTGCTGGGTGACGTGCCGAGGATAGAACTTTTTGCCCGCCAGCGGTCGCCCGGATGGGACGCATGGGGCAATGAAATAGGTGAACAAGATGAAAAATGAAAAAGCAGTTATGCCGATGCGTAGCGTCAACGCAAACCCCGGAAAGTATGTCAGCATCATTACGAACTTTGGCTGTCATTACACCTGCCCGGAGTGCATCGTAAGAAACAATGGGCTGAAAATGAGCGAAACAGACAATTTCAGCACACAGGAACCGCTCAACAAGGTGCTCTGCAAGGAAAGGCCGGAGTGGGTTTCGGTGTCCGGTGGTGGCGATCCGCTGTTCCATTGGAAAGAGCATTGGTCATTCTACGAGGGTCTTTTCCACACGGCAGAGCGGCGAAACGTCAAGTTGGAAATGCACACGAGCTATCTCCCGGATAGCCCGGAAGTGCAAGACTTCCCGCTTAATTGGTTTGAACGGGTGGTGTACCACGTCCATAAATTCGACGATCTGCTCCACGTTAAAAGAAAGTTCGGTGAGATCGTCCGCGTGGTATTTGTCGTTGACGACAATATGACCGAACAGGATGTGCTTTTCATCGCCGGTTATGTGGCGGGCAGCAAAGAGATTGACGAACTTTCTTTTCGTCAGCG